GTTTAGATAGTGGAGAAATTTCTAGGCAATTAGACATTCCTAGACAAAAAGTAATGTCGCTTCTTAATGACTGGCGATCTATGATATCAAATAATCAAGCCATCAATATGAGAGCAAAAGAAGCATTGGCTGGAGCAGACCAGCACTACTCATCACTAATTAAAAAAGCATATGAAGTTATAGACGTAGCAGATAATAATTCAAACTTAGGTGCAAAAACACAGGCCATTAAACTTATTGCAGATATTGAAAGTAAAAGACTTGAAATGCTACAAAAGGCAGGACTTTTAGATAATAAAGAAATAGCAGAACAAATTATTGAAATGGAAAGAAAGCATGACATACTTATTAAAATATTAAAAGATATTGCAACAACTCATCCTGAAATCAGAGAAGAAATTATGAAGAGACTTTCAGAAATTCAAACTGAGGTGGTAGTAATTGACAACAATTGACTTTAGTGACTTTATTGATGCACTAGACGAAAGTCCTTTTATAGAAGAACCAGTAGATGTTAAAACATTTGTTACTGGAAAAGATTATTTAAATCAACCAAGGTTGTCCGAATATCAATACACCTTAGTAGAGTGCATGAGTCAAATATATAAAAAAGAAGATGTAGAAAGATGGTTAGGAAAGGAAAAGGGAAATGAACATTATAAGAAGTACACTAAACAAGAGGTTATTCTTATGTGTGGAAAAGGTAGTGGTAAAGATCATACTTCTACCATTGGCTGTGCTTATCTTGTCTATAAACTTTTGTGCCTCAAAGATCCATCGAGGTATTTTGGGAAACCATCGAACGATGCGATAGACTTAATTAACGTTGCAGTAAACGCACAACAGGCAAAAAACGTGTTCTTTAAAGGGTTTAAATCAAAAATTGAAGGCTCGCCATGGTTTGCTGGAAAATATAAAGAGCCTAAAATAGATAGTATTGAATTTAATAAATCAATAACAGTTTATTCTGGACATTCAGAAAGAGAGTCTGCAGAAGGTTTAAACTTAGTTCTTGCTGTCCTAGATGAAATATCTGGATTCGCAATGGAGGGTGCTGGAGGAAATGATCAAGGAAAAACTGCCGATAATTTGTATAAAGCATTTCGTGGCTCAGTAGATTCTCGCTTCCCTGATTATGGAAAGGTAATCTTGCTATCCTTTCCTAGATTTAAGGGCGACTTTATTTCACAAAGATATGAAGATGTTGTTGCAGAAAAAGAAACATTAATACGCTCACACGAATTTGTAATCAATCCACTTTTGCCAGAAGAAGAGGCATCTAATAAATTTACAATAGAGTGGGAAGAGGATAGCATATTGTCCTACAAATATCCAGGTGTATTTGCATTAAGAAGGCCTACATGGGAAATGAATCCAACAAGAAGTATAGAAGATTTTAAGATAGCATTTATGTCTGATCCATCTGACGCACTTATGCGTTTTGCCTGTATGCCCACAGTATCTTCAGATGCATTTTTTAAATCTAGAGATAAAGTAGAAAAGGCATTATCAATAAGAAATCCATTAGATACATATAGAAGATTTGAATTAAACTTTAAGCCAAATGAAGATATAGAATACTTCGTACATGCAGACTTAGCACAAAAACATGACAAGTGTGCAGTATCAATAGCACATGTTGATAAGTGGGTAAGCATTCAGTCCTTTAATAATTATGAGCAAATAGTTCCATATATAGTGGTTGATGCAATTGCTTGGTGGGAGCCTAAAAGAGAAGGGCCTGTAGATTTAAGTGAAGTAAAAAACTGGATTATAGATTTAAGAAGACAAGGATTTCAACTTGGACTGGTTACTTTTGATAGATGGCAGTCTTTTGATATCCAGCAAGAGTTAAAGCAAGTAGGCATTAGAACCGAAACTCTTTCTGTTGCTAAAAAGCACTATGAGGACTTAGCCATGTTAATATACGAAGAAAGAGTCGTGGCCCCGCATATAGATTTGTTATTAGAAGAACTATTAGAATTAAGAATTATGAGTGCTAACAAGGTTGATCATCCTAGAAAAAAATCAAAAGATTTAGCAGATGCAATGTGTGGATCTGTCTATAACGCTATAGCACATGCTCAAAGAAATAGGGTTAAGGAGGTGGATGTACATACGTGGTCTCGTGGTGGTGTAGACGATGACTCATCCAATGATTTTGAAAAACAAAAAATAGAATCTAAATCTCTCAACTGGACTGGGGGATATAGACTATTATGATGTTTGATGACGAAGAAGCAGCATACGAACTTATAAACTATTTATTAGAAGAGGGTGCCTTAGAAGTAAGCGGGTATGATAATGAATCTGATACATTTACATATATGCTTACTGATAAATGTAAAGAAATCATGCCAGAATTATATGAAGAACATTTTAAATATGTTAACGAGGTAGCATTTAGTCTATGGAATAAAGGAGTTATAGAACTATACTTTAATGAAACTGGCCCCATGGTAATGTATAAAAGCGATGTTGATTATTCAGAGGTTTCTAAGACCCTAAATGAGGATGAAAGGCTATTTATACAAAGCATGAATAGAGCCTATAAGGGTGATATAATTTAAATATGCCTTACGATATTAGAAGAAATTATGGGTCATGCAGAGGTTACGCAGTAGTTGGTCCATCTGGGCCACATGGATGCCACCCAACCCGAACAGCAGCAATTCAGCAACAGCGTGCATTATATGCTGCAGAATCACAATCAAAAAAGTCACATGATGGTGCAATTACTAATGAAGAAACACCAAACACTAAGCCACACTCTTTAGAAGAATGTGAAGATAAAGAAAATTGTCCAGATCACATGGATAAAAAAGCACCATGTTGGGACGGATATGTTCAACGTGGAATGAAACCTGGAAAAAATGGAAGAATGGTTCCTAATTGTGTTCCAGTTAAAAAAGCAGATGTTGACTGGCAAGAAGGAATGTTTATTATGGGACCATATTCAGAAGGTATGGCTCATGGAAAAGTTGAACATGTTATGAGAGATGGAAGTCTCGGAACAGGATCAAAATTTGAAGTCAAGGCGACAGCAGAAGATCCAGCATTGTTAATTAGAATTTATGATGAAAAAGAATCTGGTTGGGAAGAAACAGAATTCTTTATAGGAGTTAAATCTTCAGAGGCAACTTTAATTGGAACCGAAGAAGACATGAAACAACACTCTATGTCAAAGGGCTGTTGCCCAGAAGATCTAGAAAAGAGAAGTGTAGAAGATTTAGATTTAAGACCTACAGAGTCCATGGCAAATAATGCTCGTAGAGGTTTAGAATTAAGAAGAAAATTTGGTCGTGGCGGCACAGCAGTTGGTGTTGCTCGTGCAAGAGACTTAGCAAATAGAAAAGAATTAAGTCCAGAAACTGTTGCTAGAATGTATTCTTTCTTTTCTCGACATGAAGTAGATAAAAAAGGTAAAGATTGGAATAACTCAGAAAGACCATCTAACGGAAAGATCGCCTGGCTATTATGGGGTGGAGATTCGGGGTACGCATGGTCTCGTTCAAAATGGAATGCTATACAAAACATAAGAGCAAAAAAATCTAATGATCCAGTCTGGTATGGATCAGCATTCGAACTTAAAAAAGATATTGACAACGGTTTCTAAATAGTATAGAATATTATAAAGAAACGGAGTTTGGATGAATGAAAATAGAATCCCTGAAGATACTTTACAAACTATGCTTAATTATTACAGGGGTAAGTGCTCTCAACTTGAGTATGAATACATACTATACAAAGTTACTACTGAAAAGAGAATTGCGGATATTCAGTCTCTTCTCGACAAGCAAGACAACAGAGACTGATTTAGAAAATCAAATACCCATGCCTAAAAATATTGATGACCTAGAAATGAATCTTGCAATCCTAGGCAATAAAGCCTACTGGATTCAAAATAATAGTATATATAGTGCTGATGTTGATGATCAGGGTAACTTTATTTCATCAAAGGCTGAACAGGTAGATGTATTTTCATTAACTAAAAAAGAGTTAAAAACCATATTAAAAATAGTAGATAGTCTTAACGGTTAGAAGTAAGCATAATGATAATTACAGTTGAAGGAACAAAGACTTTTAGCGACTATGAAATCTTTATGAGAGCAATGAGCGTTGCTTTATCTAATGTAGGAGAAAATAAAGAAATACAGGTGTGGTCACTAGGTCCACATACCATTAATAACTTTACTGCATCATTTTGTAACTCATCAGAGTCATTTTTAAAAAATAAAGGATATAAAATATCTTTTTATAAAGTAAGGCATGCATGGGTGGCTGAAAATATACATTCGGTTAACTATTATGCATTTTTTAGCCTACCTAAAGAGCAAGAATCAAGAATGTGCAAGGCAGCACAACAAGTAGAAGGATGCGAAGTTGGTATCTTTAGATATTAGTACATGGTCATTAGTAATATTTGTAGCACAAGCACTATCATTATTAACTGTATTATTTCTAATGGCAAAACCATTTATAAAAACAATATTAATAACAATAATATTTTGGATCACTTCACAGATATTATTTATAGTATACGGATATGATACTGGGCAAATAGGATTTGTTATACTAGGACTATTTAATTTAATAGCGTCAATTATTGCTGCATTTGCTCAAGTTGGACAGGATGATGAGGAAGAAGAATGATAGTAGATAATATAGAAAGAATGGAACAAATAATTAGTTCTAATCCAAATTTAGAATGGGACAACTGGACAGTGGTTGCCTATACTAATGATGATGGTTATTTTACAAAAAACGGTGTATTTAGAAATGATAAGTGGATGACAAAATATACATTCAATATGGTGTCATATGGTGTGTGGAATATTCCAGATAGGTTTATAACACATGTACAAGTTTAATGAAAAAAGATCATGTTTAAATATGGACACAAATCTATTCTTTGATAAATATGAAGATGATGAAGGTGTTAAAGAATATGTTGACTCACTATGCTCTCAATGTCCAGCACAAAGACAATGCTTAGCATACGCCGTAAGTAATCAAGAGTGGGGCGTATGGGGTGGAGTATATTTTGAAAACGGAAAAATATCTAGAGAATTTAACAAACATAAGAATAACGACCTATGGTTTAAAGTATGGTCTGGAATAACTTTGGATAAGAAATAATGTACACTAAACAAATGCAAATGGCTTTTAAATCAATCCCCGCTCCAAAAGATTTTAGAGCAGCAATAGTTGACTATGATACCTTTCTTACGATAAGATTTTATGAAAGTCAATGGAGACATTATACAGAATCAGAAAGATTTAAGTGTGTTCAATACATGATGAATGTAAAGAGTGCACTTGAAAAGTTAGGGGCTACGGTGGCAATTGATCCAGTCCTTGACTTAGAAACAGCAGAAGATAGAGCACAGAGAAGAAGGAGAAAGTAATGCCACAACAAATAACAGCAGTTGGAAATTTAGTTAAAGACCCAGAAGTAAAAACATTTGAAAAGGGTTCTTTAACAAAGTTAAGAATAGCATGCACAGATAGATCACCAGACGGAAATGGTGGATGGAAAGACGGAGATACAAATTTTTATGATATCGCTGTCTGGAAAAGCCTTGGAGAATATGCAGCATCTACTCTAAAAAAGGGAGATAAAGTAATTGTTCAAGGAAAGATGAAGTATCGAGAATTTAAACGTAATGACGGTACAAATGGTCATGCATATGAAATTGATGCAAGTGATCTTGGAGTCTACCTAACAAAGAAAACTGCTAACCCAGTTGATAATTCTACAGTTACTGTTAATAAATCAGAAACAGGAAGTATCTGGGGATAGTTAATTAATAGTATAATTAAAGGAGGGTAGATAAAACTGCCCTCCTATTTTATTTTATAAGGAGATATGAATAATGGGATTACCAATTAAAGATGGAAAAATTACAACACACTATAAAAAACTTGGCAAAATGTGGTCAAAAGGTTATCACACTGGGGTCGACTTTGCAGTCCCACAAGGAACAGAGGTTGTAGCAGTTGCAGATGGAAAGATTGAACCAGCAAACTGGGGAAAATCTTACGGCATTCAAGCAGTACAAAAAGTTGAAGGTGGATGGGTAATTTATGCACATCTTTCTAAACTAGATGTAAAAACTGGAGATGTTGTAAAAGCAGGACAAAGAATTGGAGCATCTGGTAACACTGGAAACTCATCAGGTCCTCATTTGCATTTTGAAATGAGAAACAATATCCGTTGGTCTGCAGGACAAGATTTAGATCCTTCAAACATTCTCGGTGTAAACGCATTACCACCTGCTAAAAAATAACATTTATAAATAAAAATAATGTTAAAATAGTAGAGGTGTAATATGTTTTACCCTGGAGATTGGAGAATTGTCCAAGCGAACTAAAATAAGAATAATGCTTTTGGCCCCCATGCTTTTAGCATTATTCTTTTCTTATGTGCCACAAACTGCTAATGCAGCCGCTGCACCATGT